CTCGCTCTACAAAGATCAGGCTCACACGAGGCAACCTCACTAACTGCTTACCCTGTCAGAGTAGAGAGAATGATACACATACTGAATTTAAAATGCTGGAGGTGAAACCTCACTAATACATAGTATTAAGTAATGTAACGCCAAATTATAGAGAATTTAAAGACGGATACTCTAAATACGAACACCAAGCATGGTGTGCATATCACGATTGACATCTCCTGCTGTGTGTCTCTCTGTGTTCTCCTCGTCTGTTCCAACATTGCCATCAAGTCCAAATAATCGGGTTGACTTGCCCCTAACTGCTGCCGCCTTCATTTGCATGTGTGCTTCCCTAGCACGTACAGGAGTTTTTGAAGTCAGCTTGTAGAAGTCAAAAGCATATCTAGCCAAGCCATAATCAGTTAGGTTCCTCTGAAGCCCATACCGTGGCATGTACCTCTCTGTTGCATTCCTCTTTTCAATGTAGGCTTCCGCAACTTCCGAGAAATGTGACATTATTTGGCGGAATGTTGGCTTTGCATTGTCCAAGATAGGTTTTAAAGGGTATGTCACCTGCTCCTCTCCATCCATCATTGTCCATTCACCTTGTAAATCTCCTGATGTGCCATTCTCTATGCACCACACCATAAGGCCATTCAGAATAATTCCCATCTGTGAATCTTCAACCTCATATGCTTGTTTGACACCATTGTACCATGCTTCAAACTGTGCTTGTGTTGCTATAACATTTGAAATGTCATCTTGTGGTGGGTTATATTCCAGCAGGTGGTCTAGATTGAGAACTATCTTTCCACCAATCCTAGGAATATTTAGCTTTCCTGCTATTTTCTTGAGCCTAGGAACTGAAAACGTTCCAACAGTTCCTGCATTCACATCTCTGTCTGGCACTATTTGCCTGCTACTCTGCCCCTCAGAGTTCTTATCAGGATTTTCTTCATTCTTCCTCGCTTTATCCTTCTTCGTCTCACCTGCATTGAATATCTCTTGATCTGATTGAAAACGACACACAAGCACCTCATCACTCTCGGACTCAAAACAGTCGATTAATGCAATGCTATACCTTTCCAATTCGGCTGGTGTGACTCTCTCCTCAGTGTATAGGTGCTTGAGCGCGACTTCTGAAATGTATGGTGCCTTGCCCTCAGCACTCAATTGACTATATGGTGCTTGCCCTAAGACCCAAAGGTAGAACTTCCTTATGTGGTTTAATAGAGTTGGATAGCCCCATGCTTCAATCATTGCTGCGCATATTGCCTCAAGTCTATGTTCTGGTTGAATAGCTCTGTCCCACTCCAGAATTGAAACGATGCGCTCCTCTTCCAATTTAGGAATCCACATCCCATCTATTTGAATTCCTCTGTGTGACATAAACCACAAGTCACCTTTGTTCTTCGTTCTGCTACTGAAATCATACTTTAATCCCAGTTCACTAAACAAGCCCTCAAATTTATCAAGGTACGATTCACACTCTGGTTTAATGGCAATTAGCAGGTCATCCCCGTTGGCAAAGAAAACAAGTGTATCTTCGAGATTCCCCTTGATACCAAGCTTTTCCGCTGCATAATAAACTGCCATAATAACCATGAGCGTGTTGTCAACCACTGTGGATGGCTGTCCACTGTTATTCCCTTTAAACTTCTTGACAACCGTTCCATCTGGTGTCAATATGGGTGTGTACACAATTTCTGTATAAAGATTTTTCAACATCTGTTCACCCAAATCCCATTCTTCCATAAGTCTCAACCGCATCTCAAGGACAGCATTCAAAAGGTATGGAGTGAGTGAGCTGTCAAATTGGGAACCATCAGCATCGCAGTACACCCATCCATCTGGTAAAGAATTGAGCAGCCGATCCCAACCACCATAGAACTTTGTTATTCCCACTGTCGACGGGATCTTCAGGTGCAAACTGTAGAACTTATTGTTGAAATCATCCACACAAACCTTTCCAGCCAAAAGTGTGTCAATTGGTGCTGCTGTAAATGATCGAGTTTTATTTGCGAGCACTTTTTCTTGTGGTCTCAGCTCTGCTTTCAATGATCCATTCCAAACACCCATTCGACCACTGTACAATCTCTCACAACTTGCTTGGAGAATGTTGTCGAATTTTTCCTCACTGATCTCTGAGAAGTGATCCTTTTTCTTTCCTGAGTACAATGCACCCATTGCTGCCTTCATATTGAGAGCGCTTAGAATGTCGGGCCCATAAGTGACGTAGTTGCATTTGCTGAAACCCTTCAATTCCAACATATTTTGAACCTTCTCAAAACATCTCTCAAAGCACCTCGTGTCGACAAGACCAACTTCTATTGGAGTTGCGTATTTCATCAAATCTTTCACGTATGCCTCCTTATTTAATCGACTTTTCTGGTACGCACCCATCAATGGTCGAAAGAATTTCTCTGCTTCTTCATCCGTTGTTAAGTAAACTTCAAACAAGCGGCATTTTCCTTTTACAACATGTTTAGTGACAAGAGCGCTGGAAGCCTGGGCAACTGCCTTTATGTTGCCATGAGCTCGTTCCAATAGCCACTTTGTATTCTTCGCACTCTGGAAACTCAATTGAAGGTCATTCAACAACCCTACCATCTTCGAAACTGGGAAAGGATCCTTTGGTTGATCATCCACAATTTTAATCCCATCCCATCCAATTTGTGACGTGTTCAACTTCCAGCCACAACACCAGTTCTTTTTGCTCATTTGTTTTAGCACTTCATCCTCAAAATTTGGTGGTATAGATGTGAACACATTAAGGTCACCTGAAATTGCAGTCAAACTGTGAATCCCTACAATAAAACCATCTTTAGTGGAAACCATAGGATTACCACACTGTCCGGCTACTGTCGAAATCCAATGTTTGAAGAAATTAGCTTGCTTCACCCTTGATATGTTACTGGATTCTGAAACTACACTTGAAAAGCTTTTCTCCTGGAAGTTTGTGCTCACGAGAACTATCTTGTCCTCATGTGTTGGTTCCCTGAATCTGAGTTTCTGTGGGAACACGGGGAAATCTTTTGGCATTTGAATGAGGAGTAGATCGTGGCCTTCTATCGGAAGCAACTTGAGTGCGCACGTGTTCTTGCACTTGAAAGTTCCATGTTTGGATTTAATGGTCAATTCTCCATTATTGTGCCTGAACAAATGCTGATTCGTTATGATCACGTTTCCATACCCAATGCCGTATATCTCATCACAATACTCTGCTGATTCGTTTTCTAACAAACAAACATTTGCAGCTATTGGGTTATAGTCACGTAAACCTCCTATCTTGCTGAGACTCTCAAAATCGAAATCCGTAGACTCTTTTGGTTCTGGTAGCTCTTTGGGATCAATAAACTCAGCTGTGCCAGTTTGCCTTAACTCCCCTTCTCTCTCAGGATAACCCATAATGTTTCCAAACTTGTCACTATACAACAAAGGTTTGTGTGGTGTCAAGTCGACTTTCAAAACTTTCTGGCCTGCGTCTTTGACAAAATAAGCTTCAATACTGGGGCTTGCAGCGAAGTGCTGCGACTCCATGATATCATTCTCTCTGTATTTTCTTCTCATTTCCTGAAAGTGTTCAGAAACAAGATTCAAATTTGTTATGGGTTGTTCATCCAGTGTTTCACCTGTGATAGGGTCCAAGTATCTAGCAAAAGAGTACTCTGTTGGATCGAAACCGTACATATTTGTAAATCTTCTAGTCTTTGTTCCCATACCAGTTGTGGTACCTCTAACTTTTCCCTTCTTTGTGTATTTGCTGCCAAAGTTTTCCACTATAGTCCCCTCATCCGCGTAAACTTCCATGCGGCCTTTCATGTCTCTAGCATCTCGAAACCTCAACTTCTGCTTTGTCCTTCTGTTCTTTCCTTGGAACACAAATGCCTTGCTCGTCTCTTGTTTGAAATATTGATAAAGCATCCAACACCCACCTCCGAGCACTCCCGCTGCAATTAAAAAGTCCTGGATCAACACTGGTTTATTCCAATGTCCTTTTAACTGAAGATGCTTGCTTACCCCTTGCAAAGATTCAAATTGCAAACATTCAAGGGCACCAAATTCGCTTAGAGTTGATAGATTGGAGAAATCACTGTTTATATTCTTGAATTCCAGCAATTGTGCTCTGGCACTGTGCAAAACGCTCAAATTCTCCTGAGTGTAATCGCTTGTGCTCCTTGCTCTGATGGCATTGATGATATTTGACAAAGAGTAGCTGGAACCAGCACATGATGTGTTGGCCACATTTTGGAAATATTCTCGCTTTTGTTGCTCACGCGCTATCAGCTCATCAAGTATTTTTATTGTCCTCTGAATTGATGAAGGGTCTGTTTGGAGAGTGTATGCTATCTTGCATGCATTGACTACATTCAGTTTACTGAATCCAGCATCACCCTTGTACTTACAACACACTTCAAAGATTTCTTTGTGCAACTTATCTGGGATGCCACGGGCGTGAAAAGGAACACGGGTGTCTTCAGGTATATCAATACGAACCCCCATGTGTTTGAAATCTCTAACTGTGGGCCAGTTCCGCACATTCCCATGAGGTATCGCCATCTTATTCAGCACCACATTTGAATCCCTTAGTTTATACGGCTTCAGTAAGTTATGCACAGAAGGATGCATAGTGCCATCAAATCTTACCAAATTCACTGTGTACATTATTGGAAGCTCAAAGCTCATCATGCTACGCGCTTGCTGCACTGTACATTTGCTGAGTAAACTTGGTGTTACACCCTCGGCCATAACCGGTAATCCATACGCAAAACAGTAAAAAGCAGCTTCAGTTGTGATAACGCTGGGTGGTTTCATCAATCCTTTTTCAGTTACACCAATTCTCAATGCCTTGCCAGCCTTGTGTCTTCCAACTCTTCCAAGCCTCTGTATTCTCTCTCCATAAGAAACACTTTGCTTTGTGTATCTCATTAGCCTGTTATCCACATCTAACTCTGGCACCACTTTGAGACCAAAATCGACGACACCTTCAATGTCAAGCGTTACACCATTTTCAATGATGTTTGTTGCCACAATAAAGTGTCGCTTTGATCTGCTGCCCTTGCTTTCAATCTCTGTTTTACCATTCTTCATGGTTCTCCCATCCACTTTGGTTACAATGTGTCCTCTATCTAGTAGCATTTTTGATAATTGATCAACTTCATTGTAGCTTGCTACATAGACAAGTATATTATCACAAACATCCAACATATCACAATTTGCACCCGTACCCTGTTGTGAAACAAACTGCTCGAAAGAGAGACTCTCCTCCGTCACTAGAGTCACAGGATACTGCGTTGTGAATTCCACTTCTCTCCCTGGAGGTGTTGCAGACACTTTAATGAGCTTGCCGTCAAATGAATATTCCTTGAGCAAGCTTACGAAGGCAATTGCACTTGCATCATGTACATGACACTCATCTATTATGACAAACTTATACTCTTTCATCATTGCTGGATTGTTTGCATAATAGTGTAAAGCGTACCCACTAGTCATTATGGTGATTGGTGATGCTCCGTAGCTTGTTGTACCTCTCATACGGAGCGTGGGACTTACATAGAAAGGTTCACTCTTTAATTGTTTGAAAACATTTTCAGCTAAAGGTCTTGTTGACTCAATCATTAAAACCTTTCCTTTATTGCTCAAATAAAACGGCAGACCAGTTGATTTCCCAGATCCAACAGCACCTCTCACGAGTATGTCTTGTGCATCATTGTGTGCAATTTCATTCGCCACAGGTTGCGCATTAGCTCTCGTGAACTCCATAAATTGGCCCTCTGTTCTGTAGTGGGTTATCACATTTCCATTCTGCAGTTGATTGTCCCACCACTCAGAGAAAGTTGTTTGTGTGCCTGAGAATGCCTTCACTTCACCTTCATTAATTTCAAAATCAATGGTCATCTCTTTCTCTTCCAGAAGAGTTTTGGAGGTGTCTAAGCTTTGAAACCTGTATGCATCCTGTGTGGTTGTTGACAAAATGCCCTTCAATTTGTTCAGAACTTTGTAAACACAATCACTCCTCTCAGCATCAAAAATCATGAGTATCAGTGCTGTTACTGCAACAATCTTCTCAAGAGCGATCATGTCATTTGGTTTTGCTTGAAAAGTGTACTTGTCGTCCTCGGAGTAGTACTTTTCAAAGGTTGCGAGCGTATGCGGTAACTTTTCAATCACATCAGACTTGAATTCCAGGTATGTTGGTTTTTCATTATCCCAGTGCTTGCTATACAAAGTGTTTAGCTCTCTCAAGTGCTGCTTTTCCTTCTTCTCCTGGGCTATCCTCCTAGCTTCATTAAATCTTTTTATGTGATCAAGCATGAATGCTAGTAGAGCGTTTAGCAACATGATAACCGTCAAAACGTTCACGATGTCTGCTAGTCTTGGTAAACACATCTTAACCAAGCCAATGGCCTGGTTTGCGACAAACTTCTTAGTTCTTTCAATTCTCCTTTCTACAAAATGGACAGCCTGATCCTTTTGAGCAAGTAACTGTTGTTTTATCTGAGCCCCTGATAACTTGAGTGAGGTTGTGAACTTGTCTCTTATACCTGGCTCTTCTCGTTGGATTGCAAAGCTTGAATACTTTGCTCGCACTCGCCACGACCGCTTTATTAAAGATAATCGTTCCAACAATCCTAATCCTTGCCATTGCTCCTCCAAATCCGCCATTAAGGTTTTTTCCATTAAAATTCTGCTGGATTTCTTGAACGAATAGAAGCCCAATTCATCTATTGTCTTGTCTGTTTCTCGACTTTCATTCAAGTTCATTAGGAAGACGTTAGCACTATGAATTGAGTGCATGGGTTGATGGACCTTGTCCATTTCCGCAAGAATCTGAGGTGCACTTGCTTCAATGATCTCAAATTGTGTGGTTAACAGCCTCGAAGCGCTCACATTTGAAGCCAAAACAGCCAATAGTGTCATTATATGTGAAACTTGCATCTCCCTGTGCATCCAATACTGAACTGCTTTCTCCAATGAAGCGCTGTTAAAAAGGGCTAATAAGACAGCTGGCGACTGCATGGCTAACACTAGCACGAATGGTTCATGCTCTATTATCCTCTCTAGCAAATCAGGCCTATATATACTCTTGAGAAGAAATTTTGTATCAGTTCGGACTCGGTTGCCAAAGTTCCAATCACCACCAACTCTATAATACTTCAGTTCAGATTCAAGGTCATCACTAGCAAACTTAATTAGCTGAGATACTATATTTGCTTTCAAAACATGGTATCCCGCGCTAATTGAACCATATGAGTCAAGGACATGCATGATTCCGAGCTTGTGATCAACTAAAATTCTGGGCAATTCAGCACTCAACGTGTCAGGAAACCAAACTGTCAGTTGCCAACAAGCTGTTGCGACATCCATCATAGTTGGCCATTCACCTAATTTCGGCATTATTTGATCACGAACCATTTTTGTAAAATCCTTCGATTTTTCCTCTGAAACATTTACCAACATTGCGAAAAAGATGTTTATATGACAATAACCATCTTTCGCTATGTACATATTGCCTGTGCTATCCGATGGTAATTCTATGTACTTAGCCAGATCGTTTCCACCCAGAACAAGGTGGTATTTTGTTGGCATCTTGAAATCGGATAATACTGCATTTCCCACATCATCAGTTGTGCAACAGCAAGGGTAACAGAATGAACCCCTCATGCGTGATACACAATCCTTCCCAATTGGTCCATTATCAATCATGTTTCCTTTCATCTGTTCCCTAAAAGCTTCAAAGTTCGTAGGCATGATCAATCTTCCTATAGCTAACTCTCGAGCTCCGTTCGGCAATTTCCTAAAAATGAATTTGTCATACCCCTCCGATGGGTTGATTTCGTTGAAGTAGTTGCTAAGAAATCGCTTAGCATGGTACGCTCTCTGACCCCACACAAAATTGGCATTTTTGTCCAGCTGGTTGTCACACATTAAATCCAAATTAACGTGGGTCTTCGAAGAAATTTTATTCCTGAACTTGCTGAGATCGTTCCTCTGGATGGAATCTGTCCTGTTCCTTATATAACGCACCACTTCAAGCAAGTGCTTGCTTGCACCCCCAACTTCTTCATTGCTGAGACTTCCATATTTCAGTAAGACATTATTAATTTCTTTGATATGACTGAATGGTGCCTCGGGCAACGCTGCTGTAGCTTTTGCAATTTCCATGCATTGATCTGTTGCAGGGTTCTCCATTTGGAGTCTTTCTTTGAACATCAACAAAATTTCTTTCGAGTGTTTGAACTCTGAGAACCCTTTTTCCAAAAGCTGGATGACTTGGTTTATGAACACACTTGCATTATTAAATCTCTCCTTATTATTCTGGTTAAGGAAGTTTTCAACACACTTCTTGCAAGTGATGCGACCACAAGGAAATAAAGCTAAAGTTAAAAGCGCCATGACTGATCCACACTGTGTTACATTCAAATCTGATGTGCATTGGTGATTTAGGTCTGTTGGTCTATTGTCAATGAATGTTTGATTATATCCCTTCCAGAATAAGTCACCAGCTGAAAACTCTCTTATGGTACTCATGTCTTTGCCAGACAATTTCTTCCTTGCATCAACGAGAACTGGAATATTCCCTTCATTCACTACTCCTCTCACAATAGTGATTTTTGACTTAATCTTATGAACATTGGGCACCGTTTCAGTTTGTAAAACTAACCCACTGTGTCCTTTCCTGAGGGTCAAAGTGTCCAAGCATTCAAATGGAATTGCACAATGCATGGCAATCTCAGTCATCAATTTATTCAACGTGACGTCAACTCTACGTCTCTTCCTCACCATGTGGTTTAGAGCTATGTGCATACCGTAAGTTTTTCCGTATCTCCTGAAAGTGGCAAAGTTTGCATGCTTTCTCTTGTCAGCAACCTCTAGAACCATATCCCTCTTCTTTACAATGCTGAGAAGTTCCTTCGCCACATAATGAATTGTATGTTGGCCTTTCAGGTCTCTCTTTTTGGCCTGTATGCGAGGTTTTCTAATGGTTCTTTTGTAATGCTGTGTTTTAAACGAAACTTGCATCCCGTTGTTTCGTGAAGAGTAGTGTTCAGGAGTGCAAGTAGTGCCAATTGAGCTCAGAACATGCTCACTATTTTGAAAGTTCAGCTCTTCCTCACGCTGCTCCTTCTCTCTGGTCTTGATGTAGTCGGGTTTTGGAATCATCGTGATGTAGCGTCCCTTCTTTGAAAAACATAATTCTCCCATGCGCTTAACCCGCTCAGCGCACCTCATCTCCAAATCAGCAAAAGGATCAATAAAATCCTTAACAAAAGGAAAAATATTTTTGGTGCCCTCACCCATCTGGGTGTTAGCGTTTTGGTTTATTACTACCGGAATAGTTCCAATATTAATAGTAGTCATTATAAGCTTGCAATAGTAATAACGAAAAACTCAAATTTGATTGACACTTAAAGAAAGACTAATTACTTTAATTTTAGAATTTTAGAAATCTTATACTCGAAATTCACACAAAGTTGTTTAAAGCTTGCGAATGTTTGAAGGTCTGAATGCGTTATGTCTTGTATTGTCTTGTTTAGTTTTTATATTTTTT